CCTTGAAGATGTTTCGACGCAAGCTGATGAATCCGGTTTCGTCGTTTAGAAGTAATATTTTTGACCATGATCGACCTGGTCATCGTCGTAAGTTGTTAGAGTACAATACGATCATCAAGGACACTATAATCGAAGCGCGAAAGAAACTAACATCGGGAAAATACCCGCGCTGACCCGACGAAAATTAGTCGCACCATTCGACACACCAAAGAAGAAAGAGGCATACTATGGCTACGGATTTCATGAATCGGGCGGGTGGAGTTCTCGCAGCCCTGGCCCCAACGGTTGCCGCCGTGTTAGGTGGACCTCTTGCGGGTATGGCCACCACTGCGATAATCAACGCATTGGGGTTGGCACCTGAATCCTCCAACGATCAAGTCATGCAGGCGATAGCCACTGCTACCCCTGAACAACTTATCAAGCTCAAAGAAGTAGAAGCGCAATTGATTCTTGACCTCAAGCGTCTGGACTTGGACCTCACGAAAGTCAGCGCCGATAACACTAAAGATGCTAGAGCGCGTGAAGTGGCGACGGGGGATTGGACACCACGAATTCTTGCGGGGTTGGTTATCAGTCTCTACATTGGTGTGCAATTTTATCTCTTGGGGTACGTACTCGACGACAGACAAGTAAATGTGGTCATGCGGTCACTGGGAACCCTAGATGCCGCCGTGGGATTGGTCCTGGGGTATTACTTTGGATCATCGGTAGGGTCCGCTAGCAAAACAGAGCAGCTAACCACCTTCATCAACAACAACAAGAAGTAGGATTTCTCATGGCATCACAAGACGTTCTTCCTGAGTGCAGTCAGGGGTTTCAAGATGTCCGCATGGCAGTAGCGATCATCGAACGGGACATCGCCCATCAGGCAAAGGTTGCAGACAAATTATCCGAAGCGGTGGAAAAGATTCAAGAGATGAATCAAAACCTCTGCAAGATAATTGCACTACACGAACTCCGACATGTGAGCATGGAGAAGGGGCACGAAGAGATTGGCACGGACATTCGTGAGGTACATGGGCGCATTGATAAGATGTTGACGGTCGACAAACTTCACCCCAACAAGGCATCTAAACAAGATGACCTTGATACCGCCTTGGCGGAATTCAAGAAGTGGAAGTATATCATGACCGGTGCTGCTGTGGTCATTGGATATCTCCTTGCACATCTCAATTGGACCCTTCTTGCTGGTTTGTTGAATCTCCACGGGCAATAAAGACTTGCTTTCTGATAATGATTCGTGTATAATGCTATTCTATGTTACATATAGATCTGAAGTACACGCATTTGATTTCCTGCCACTTCGAGAAGTTTGTCCGTAAGAACGACTACCTTTTCAACGTGCGCTGTCCCATCTGCGGCGACTCACAAACCAAAAAAACCAAAATGCGTGGCTATATCTACCGAGATAAGCAACGGCTCTGCTATAAATGTTGGAATTGTCAGGCTTCTCTCTGGCTCGGTGCCCTCATTGAACGTGTTGCGCCCCACCTCTACCGAGAATATCTCCTCGAAACATTCAAGGACACCAGTAAACCTCGCATGGACCGTTTGCTCCATGAACCCGGGTTCTTCGATGGACCAGTCTCGACATCTACCGAAATCATGCGTTTTGGAGATGTCGACCCGGTGATCTACCAATATGCCGAAAAGGTATCCGATCTACCAGACAGTCACTATTGCCGACAGTACGTAAAGAATCGACTCATACCGGTTAGGTATTGGTCCAAGCTGTATTTTGCCGAACACTACGACAAATTTCTGACCGAAATAGCCCCCGAACATGGCAAAACGATCAAAGATGAGCCAAGACTCTGTATCATGTTCTACGACCCCTTTGGGGCCGTTTGTGCCGTTTCTGGACGTGCTTTAGGAGACTCTCCCCTACGATATATCACCCTACGGACGACCACAGACGAAACCAAGCTCATTTATGGACTAGAACGGGTCAACCAATCTAAGCTGGTCTATATAACAGAAGGGCCCCTAGATAGTCTCTTTCTTGATAACGCCGTGGCGTCAGGGGATGCTAACCTTGTCTTGACGGCTTCACGACTCTCTGCGGCCCAGATCATCCTTGTATTCGACAACGAGCGAAGAAGCCCAGAAATTATCAAGCAGATGGAACGTGCCATTAAACTTGGACATAAAATTGTCATATGGCCCGACTGGGTCAAGGAAAAAGACCTCAATCAAATGGTGTTAGCTGGTCGTGACCCCCAGGTCATTATTACAGAACACATATATACTGGATTGACTGCCTTAGCACAGTTGAACCATTGGAAGAAAACCTCAAACAATAAGGGAGTATCGGTATGAACATAGTGAAGCCGTATGTAGAAGTTGATGAGTATGATTTGGGTTCTAGCGAGCAAGGCATACGAATGCTTCGCAAGATTGAGAGGATTGCACGTATCTCTCACCGTTCGGAGGAAGCACAAACCGAGACCTCATGGGATAAGTTTCTTCGCGCCGTCGTGTTAAGCCACGGTGATTGGAGTGTCACAGAACATGCTAGTATTTCTGTAGAATTTTATGTTGATCGGGGTATCACTCATGAGATTGTACGGCATCGACTCGCCTCTTATACTCAGGAGTCTACACGATTTGTAAATTATGAAAAGAAAATGCCACCCAGTTTTTTATATCCGAAAACATGGGATGCTCCAGAATGGGGTGTAGATGGCGTGAGGACTGATACCGCAGTGAAAGATGATGAATGCCGTGATAAGTTTTTTCAACAGTTTGATAAGGACTGGTTGAATTGTATCAGTGTTGTAGAAGATACATACAAGAAGCTTATTGCCAAGGGATGGAAGCCTCAAGAAGCACGTTCCATTCTTCCTAATGCTCTCGGTTCTAAGATTGTGATGACATGCAATCTTCGTAACTGGAGGCACTTCTTATTGATGCGAACAACCCGCGAGACCCACCCACAATGTCGTGAGGTTACGATTCCTCTCCTGAAGATATTTCAAGAGCGTATTCCTATATTCTATGAAGATATTGAGCCGATGGGTTCTCAGGTGGACGCAATCGCAAAAGGAAGATAATGCCTTGGCATTTTGACAATTGTAAAGGAAAGAAATAATGAACGCACCAGAGTATTCTCCCCAAGGGTTTTCCCTCAAGATTTTCAAAGACCGATATTCATTTACACCAGAAGAGACCTGGACAGAAGCGTGTACCCGTGTGGCGCACCAGATGTCGATAGCGGAAGCTCCTGACAAGCAGAAAATCTATGTGGATCGATTCTATGACGTGCTTGTTAAGAATTTGTTTGTGCCTGGTGGTCGTATTTGGTATAACTCAGGCAGAACGAATCCCCAATTGCTGAATTGCTTTGTGCTCGACCCCAATAAAGATTCAAAAGAAGGGTGGGGGAAGTCTGCCTATGACATGATCGTGACCAGTATGACAGGAGGTGGTTGTGGAGATGATTTCAGTGATGTCAGGCCAAGGGGTGCTTCTATTGCAGGTCAACGGGGAGCCGCCCCAGGTGCGGTGGAACTTATGCGACTCATTGACGGATGCGCCCAACCGATTCGCAATGGGGGACAGCGACGAGTGGCCCTTATGTTCTCCCTCGACCTTTCTCATCCCGACATAGAAGAATTCCTCAGTGCTAAACTCGTCAAAGGGGAATTGACTCATTCCAATGTGTCCGTGCGCTCGCGGCACACGAAAGCGTTCATCAAAGCTGTGAAAGAGGATGGTGAAATTGAGTTGCACTGGAAGGGGAAGTATAAGAGACCGATCAAGGCACGAACATTGTGGGATACCATCGTCAAGAATGCCTACAACTCTGCCGAACCTGGGTTTCTCAATTGGGAACTGGTTGAGCATGAATCGAACATCTATTACATTGAAGAGTTAGTCACCACGAATCCCTGTGGGGAATTGGCACTGTCAGCAATGGAGCCGTGTTGCCTGGGCCATCTTGTCCTCTCCCGATTTGTGGTGGGCGATGACATTGATTACCCAGCCTTGGGTGATACCATTCGACTCGCCGTACGCTTTCTTGATAATGCTCTTTCGGTGAATCACTTCCCGCTCAACGAAATGAAAATCAAATCCAGCGAACTCAGGCGCATTGGACTCGGCACCACCGCACTAGCCGATACACTTGCACTCTTAGGCTATCGGTATGGATCTGAAGAAGGCAATAAGTTTGTGGATAAGCTGTACCGGTTCATTAGTAAAGCTGCCTACGAGGCCAGTGTGATGTTAGCTATTGAGAAGGGCGCATTCCCTCTCTGCAATCCTCTCAAGCATGTGGAGTCTGGGTTCATGAAACGAATGCCTTCCAAAACTCTTTCGTTGGTCCGTGAGCATGGGATTCGTAATTGTGCCATCCTCACCCAAGCCCCCACAGGCACCGTGAGTATCCTCAGTGAAAACTGTTCGAGTGGGATTGAGCCGATGTTTGCCCCTGCCTATGAACGCCGCTATTGGGAAGGGGATGTTCGTAAGATGGAATTAGTCTTCCATCCCCTCTTCGAGAAGTTTATGTTGCAGAAAAAGGCAGTGGAACATTTTGTGGGATCACATGATCTTACCGTGCGCGATCACCTGGAAGTGCAAAGAATTGTTCAGAAACATTGTGACAACGCGGTGTCGAAAACAATCAATATCCCGCACGATTACCCAATCGAGGATATGGAAAAATTATGGCTTGAGTATCTTCCTCATCTCAAGGGGACCACCTTCTACAGAGAGAAAACGCGAGGTTACATAAATGCCGCAGGAGAAGTCGAAGAACCACCATTGACTGCAATCCCATTGAAAGATGCCAAGAAGAGATTCAAAGAAACTCACACTACAGGGACAGAGGCCGTGATGGAATGTCCTTCAGGAGTCTGCCAATTATGAAAACACCTATGTTCATTACTTCATTTATGCTAGCTATGTGCCCTCTGGTTCTTATTGTACTCCTGTCATTTGGGTGCTCAATTGTCACGCCGCCGACCTACCACGAAACGGAGTATGTCAACTATATTGAGATTGCCATTGCGGCCTCAGAAGGTATTTGCAATTCTGATGAAACCCAAAAACTTGCCGCCTTGTCGACCCGCGCTGGATTGTATTCAGCGTATCTTCCGAACAATGAATTGATGGCGCGTGGCGCCGAACAACTGGACAAAACGATTCAGACGCTTCGCGGGGTTGAGGCACCCTCCATGAGTTATTGTACTATGAAATTGAGGATTATCAAAGGTATGGCAACCACACTCGCCGAAGCCGCAGGAGGAAAACATCGATGATGGAACAATTAGAGGCTCTGATAGCACATCCCGTATTTCAAGAGGATAAGCATGTCCAAGAACTCACCGAATTGCTTGTCGGTATTGAAGGTGCATTGATCGAAAAATCAATCACCGAGATACAGTATGTTGAATTGATGGTCGATGTAGAACGCTTTCGAACAATTATTGCATTGAAAAATAACCTGGAATTGAATCGAATGATCCACGATGCGGTGGTGAAGCTCATTGAACTCGCCAAGCTGGTGAAGCCATGAGTATTACATATCGTGCAGGGTATAAGTATCAGCTAGAGAAAGCCTACGTGCACCAGTTAGGTTCTGCGTTTCCTGATATCTCCGAAGAATATGAGACTGGTTTTGTGTGGTTAGGGCTCAATAAGCAATTGATTATCAAGGCGGGATATGCCTGGGATGGACCGAGTGGACCCACCATCGATACCAAGAATTTCATGCGTGGTTCCCTTGTGCATGATGCGCTGTATCAGATGATTCGTTTGGGATTCCTTGATAAGAATGTATGCCGCATTCTTGCAGACCAAGAACTCTACACCATTTGTCGTGAGGATGGCATGGGGCTGCCTCGTGCTAATATGGTGTATTATGCGCTGAGGGTATTTGGAAACCCTGCATCCCGGCTTAGTGCAGAGAATCGTGTATTGACTGCACCATGAAGGTGCTGAACGGATTACACATTACATAGGAGAAATTTATGACTAATGGAAGTTTCAGTGAAGCTTTGGTCAATCTCAAAATTGGGCATAAGGTGGCTCGGGCGGGATGGAATGGGAAAAATATGTTTTTGTTTTTAGTACCCGGTTCAACCTTTCTGGTCAACAGGCCACCACTATTAGGCATTTACCCTGAAGGCACAGCGATCAAGTACCATGCACATGTAGATATGAAAACTGCCGATGGTATGGTGGTGCCGTGGTTGTGTTCGCAGACTGACCTGCTTGCGAATGATTGGGGGACGGTAGCATGATATATTCAGCCACATGTCCTTCATGCAGTAGACGAATAACTTTGACCTACGACGAATCCGACGGTACCCCTGAATACTGCCCATTCTGTTCCGATGAAATCGGGGAAGAAATGGGTGATTATGATAAGGGCGCGGATTTTATCGTGGCAGATGAATGGGACGATGAGGACAGGTGAGCCAACGAAGATTTGTGTAGTTTTAATGACACCCACTTGTTGTAATACTTATCAGACAACAAGGCACCTGAAGTCAGAATCTCTAATGCCTCATAATAATTCGTTTCCCCTCGCTTGGTAGTCAAGCGGAGAATCTCACGGGTGAATTGATCCTCACCAAGGACCGCGATATCTGCCAACAGTTCATCACTGGACCCCCAATAGTTTTCCCAGTCGTTGGCAACCCTGAGTTTCTTTTTGCGCTTGTTGGATTTTGTGATACCTTTGATCTTTGCCTTGGTAAACAGCTTGCGACCAATGTATATTCTACCGGTTTGCTGGTTAGTAATCCGGTAGATAAACCCGAAATACTGACCCGGGTCAATAAAATCAATACCTTGATATTGCCATGCCATATTGTACCTCCAGGTTATTTATGCTTGACAATACCTCCGGGTTATGTTAGACTATTCATACATTGGAGGACGTTATGGAACTTTTACTCACGATTCTGGGTTGGTTAGCGGCAATAGTCGTTGGGTTTATTGCCTTGCCTTTTGCGATTATGTTTGTGTCGTTTGGATTCGGCATGGCGGCATTCCTTGTCATTGCCATTTTCTTTGGTAGCCTGATCACTGTGAGCACCCTTACTATATTCCTCATGAATGGATTCAACACGGTCACATCATGGTTTCGGCGCACCGCAGGATGCAAATGAAAACGCCTCCGGCGGTGAAGATTCGACCCGCGAACTTTGATGGCTTTGCCTTTTATGAGGACCGCGTAACAAAAGAAATCGTGTTTAATTACTTTGATGATGTGACCCGTGAATGGGGACCACTGCCTGGTGACCCCAACATTCCCAATGACCGCGAAGCGTACCATGTTCTCCTCACTTCAGTACGGAAAGGACGTGTCCATATCGAGAAGCCCTTTACCTCAACATTCACCGATGCGTTTGTTTATGCCGCCCATGTCGCCCGGGTTGGATTCATAGGAATCATGATACGAAAAACCCAACACTCAGCCGCGATGTTCGAAGGGACCCTCATAGAAACGCTGTCGCACCACACACTAAGCTATGGATTCGTGATGCAAAACGCGCAGGGGGTTGATGTGTTTTATGAAGGAATGAAAAAGGAGAAATCAGCATGATTATTGATAGTGATTTGATTAAAGTCGGGGTAGCCACAATTGACAAGTATCTTCACGAGGGAATTGTGGAAGTACACTTCACCAAGAAGGATGGCACTAAGCGGGTAATGAATTGCACGAAGGTTCAGCACTTGATCCCTGTTGAGAAACAGCCGAAGCCTACCCCAACCATTGACGACCAGGGTAATGCCCTTCCTCTCGTTGAAAAAGCCGCGCGACCCCTGCAATTGATTACCGTCTTTGATGTGGACAAACAAGAATGGCGCTCTTTCAATTACACCACAATCATCGCAATCAAGGCGCATACCCAAACGACAAGCTAATCCTATCAATAGGGATTGACATAGACGACGAAGTGTGCTAGACTAGCGTAGTAGGTTTTCTTTTCTTATATGGAGGTGTATATGGTTCGTTCTATCAGTGCATTCATCTGTGCCATTCTGTTGCTCGTATCCTTTGGTTGCAGTAGCCAGAACTTCGTGGTGGTCAGAGATGGCACCGGTGCCCATGCGGGTAAGGTATTGGGTATGCGTACGGTCGCTGATGTTCGGGCCCTCGCTCCTACCGACAAACTCACATGGCTGGAATATTGTGAGGCTGTCACCACTCACACCCTTGAGGTATTCTCCTCAACGGATTATGTCAATTGTGTAGAAGATTCAGGACTCTTGGCTATCGCTAGGAATAGTGTATCTACTGGTTATGTGGCTGGTATTGCTGGACCTGTGCTACAGGCTGGCGCGATTGTTGGGGGTGCTGCGTTGATTGGCAACGGTATCAGCAAGTCGGGTTCTACCACAAATACCACTAACACCAATACTGCTAATGGTGGCAAGGGGGGAGCAGGGACGGAGAATTCAGGGCCAGTCTTGAAGAACAGTTTCAATAACAATGGTAACAGTGGTATCATTGGTAACAAGAACCATGTTAAGATCGATGACTAAAGGATAAAATGATACTGATAGCTCTAGAATGTTTCATCATTGCGTTTTCCGTGGTGGGGTTCCTTCTAGGGCTGTCAGCTATTGTTCGACTTGTGAAAATAATTTATCAGGCAACACAGGAGTAATCATGGCAACGAAAGTGAAAGCAACCGTGAGACAGAAGCACGAACAGGCTATTGATCGGCAGAAGCAGCACGATTCGCTCACCCTTGAGAATAAACTCAAGAAGCTCGACAGTGCCCCAGGTGCATCCAAGCGCGAACGCGCCCGACTCACCAAGCAGATTCGTGAGACAAAGAAAGCATAATCATGGATTTTGAATGTCATGTGACTGTGTCCTGCGAGACCCATCGCATAAAGGAATTACAGGAACTTATTGAGTCTGTTGGGTGGTCCTTCTCGAAGATTGACGGCGACCCTGTGCTTGGACCTCATGTATTTTGCTACGCTACGAATCATTATGATGAACTGGCAAAAGCAATCGGGGACACTTATGCCATGTCACTCGCGTTGCGCTTGTCCTTCTTCGATGTACCGCGAAGAAAAATTGAACAGATCATGCTTGATGAACGCAATGTCAATGGGCACTGGTTGGAGAGCCAACAAATATTATGAACTCCATTCGCACAGATTATGCAATTGACAACACAGGCCGTGATTTGGCAATTGTCTTTCGTTATCAGATAGGGCAGCATCCTACGCTTCTGGCATTTCAAGAGGGGATCACAGTCGAGGAAGTTGAAGCGATCATTGCAGCGCACACCAAGGAAAAATTATGAAACCATATCTACATGGTCAAGTCAGCGTGAGAAAATTCGGGGGCACAGTCCAAGATTATCAGGAGATTCATGATTTTTTCGATTCAACCAAGGCCCACGTACCAGATATGCGTCACCGCGCCATTCTCCATTCATCATTCGGCATTTATCTGGCAGAGCGTGTATTCGGCACCACCATCACCAACTCAGATGGTAAGGTTGTCCAAGTTAGGGACATCGGCGAACAACACGTCATTGATGACATGGGGAGGATTCCCACGGTACAAGATTACTTAACGGGCATGCCCATGTACTCGTGGCTGGGTGGACCGAAGATCACCAAACGCACAATAAAAATGGTGGACTAATCATGGCAACAAAAACTGTATACATATTGAGTAAGATCGGCTGGGAGTACAACGACGAAACCTATTACCGCCCTGAGTCTGAGGGTGGGACCCCAGTCAAAGCCTACAGCACCAAGGAAAAGGCACAGGCTGAATGTGATAAGCTCAATGCTCCTCTGCTAAAGTACAACCCCCAGGATGGATACTGCCGAAATGCGAGGCAAGACGAAGAAGAACAGGAAGATGAATATGGTTGTGTGCCTATCACCGAGGACTATGAAGTAGTCCCAGTTACTTTGGAGGACTAATCTTGAAAGAAAAATCAAAAGTAAAAATATCTATCGATCATTTTTCTCCATTCATTGAAGCCAAGGCCGCACTTGATAAGAAAATCAAGGCGGAAGGTGAAAAGGCGGTCAAGGCCTTCTTCAAAGAATACTTTGAGAAACGCCCTGATGTGTATGGGGTTAGATGGACACAATACACGCCCTATTTCAATGATGGCGACCCGTGTGTCTTTTCAATGGGTTCGGTGAGTGTGTTTCCTACACAGGCAGATTTTGAAGGCGGCGACGACGACTACGAGTTTGAGTCCTACGGAGAAGAACCAGAAACCTCATTATCTCGGGCTGAGGACATTTTCGAATCGGTCTTTGGTGACCATGCTCGGATCAGCGTCACGCGAGACAGCATGGAAGTGGAAGAATACGAACACGATTAACTGAGGAGTATCATGAAAACGATTTTTAATATTATGGCATTTGTTGCCGCGATTGTACTGACCGCGGCCGTGACAATGGCGTTTGCAGGGGAACCTATGCGGGCCTGTACACAGGCAGACGGGACGGTCCTCTACACCAATAAAAATGTCAAGGGGTGTACGACGATCCGGCTACCGGAGTTGAGCACAGCCCCCACCCGAACCTATCCAACCCCACAACAACCGGTGGCAATTGCTCCTACCATCACACCTGCCCCCCTTCCTCCGGAGCCTGGTACGGGGGTGCAGGAGAGAATTTGTATGATGTATTCAGACTGGATTGCGTTGAATCAGCGCACCTCGGGTGGAGCGCACTATCGAGATTTTAGTGACAATGGGCTTGAGGGTAATGCCCGTCGATTGATCCTAGCAAATCTATTCAGTGGATTCGTTCCGGTCGGATGTTCATAATGAACACCACAAGTCATTGATAAATTAGAGAAAATGGACACTTGACACGTAGGATGTGTTGTGCTATACTTATAACATGTTGAGTAGCACAGAGATGGGGGAATATAATGATAACGTCTAATCTTTCTCATTCCATGTTTTGCTTTCCTGTTGGAGAAATGCAAGTCGCCGTTCAAGGCTTTGTCTCTCCAGAGACAGGGAGAGATGACGTGTGGACCGAGAGAGTTGATGCGCGTTTTATCTATACCAAGAATGAGGATATTTTTGAGTTATTGTTATTCTGTGATGCGGCCAAGCGCAAGGGTGCGTCACTCGACAGACTCTATATACCCTACGTGCCCTTTAGTCGGCAGGATCGGTGCAACAACCCCGGTGAAGCCTTTAGTCTCAAAGTCTTTTGTGACCTTATCAATGGTCTGAATTTTAAGACCGTCGTGATTCAAGACCCCCATTCTGATGTGACTCCCGCACTCCTCAATAATTGCACCGTGCGGAATCAATGGGACCTGTTGGCGCCTCTGATACGTTTGCATGTCAAGACCCCCTTCTACCTGGTGGCACCTGATGCCGGGGCCTTGAAAAAGACTCATAAGTTAGCCCAGGCACTCACGACCGCCGATCCTGATGGATTGCTGGGTGTCATTGAGGCAAGCAAAGAACGCAATACGACCACTGGCAACATCATAGGAACCGTGGTTCATGTCACTGGATTGATTCGCACGGTGACCATAGGGGATCAAGACGTGCCCATCACCTATGTTATCGCCGATGATATCATCGACGGCGGCCGCACCTTCATTGAATTAGCGAAAGAATTGCGTGGTCTGGGTGCTGAGAAGGTCCATCTGTATGCAACACATGGCTTCTGTACAAAAGGAAAACAAGTGTTTGATGGTGTTATTGATGAGGTGCATGTGGTCAACGATTATTCGGAGCGATTCAATGCGATGCGATGATGAAGCCTTGTTCCATATCATCGTGTATATGATCGTACTGATGACGCTATGTGCAATTCCGCACTAGAAGGAGTTTTGTGAAATGGGCATCCTCCATCGTGAAAATGATATGACTACTGATGGACCTGTGACACAGGTCCCTGGGCTGAAAGTAGGTGAATACAATATAGTTGGTTCGGGTGTGGGAGTCGGGAAATCAATGTTCACAACAAGGAGCAGGATGAAAACAACAGGTTCAATCATTCACGCCAGTGATTTTTATAAGGTGACCCATCCTCCGCAGTATCCTGTGGGCACCACCGAAGTCTATTCGAATATCACCGCAAGAGGATCACGCCTCCCTGAGATTGATCGTGTGGTGGTGTTTGGACTGCAATACTTTGTCCAAGAGTACCTGGTCCATCGGTTTGAGACTGAATTCTTCCAAGCGGATAAAGATACCGTGCTCAAGAAGTATCAGCGCCGAATGGATACCGCATTGGGACCGAATGCCGTGACCTCAGCCCGTTGGGGTGCCCTGCATGATCTCGGTTATCTGCCGTTGATGATCAAAGCCTTGCCTGAAGGTTCCCGCTGCCCGATGCGTGTGCCGTTCTTGACGATTCGGAACACCCACCCAGACTTTTTCTGGTTGACCAATTGGGTGGAATCGCTCATGTCGAATGTGATTTGGCACCCCATCACCACGGCGACGATTGCCCATAGCTATCGGATGCTCTTGGATACGTATGCCCAGAAGACCTCCGTACTCCTTGATATGGTCCAATGGCAAGGGCATGATTTTTCGTATCGTGGCATGGACGAATCCGCCCCGATCTGTGGACTGGGGCACTTGCTCAGTTTCACCGGGACCGATACCATTCCCGCGCTGGATGCCGCGGAAGATTATTACGGCGCGACGGCGGAGGCCGAATTGATCGGGGGCAGCGTCCCTGCGACCGAGCATAGCATCATGTGCATGGGGGGGGAAGCCACAGAACTCGACACCTTTCAACGCTTGATCACCGAGGTGTACCCGAACGGGATTGTGAGTATTGTCTCAGACACCTGGGATTATTGGAAGATTCTGACCGAGACCCTGCCGGTCCTCTATGGCACCATCATGGCGCGTGAGGGTAAAGTGGTGATTCGACCTGATTCAGGCGATCCTGTCAAGATTATCTGCGGTGACCCTGATGCCGTGCTCGGTACCCCTGAGTCCCGCGGCACGATTCGCCTGTTGTGGGAGTTGTTTGGAGGAACCGTGAATGCCAAAGGGTACAAGCAATTGGACCCACACATTGGCGCCATCTATGGGGACAGTATCACCTATGCTCGCGCCGAGGACATCCTTGATCGATTGGAACAACAAGGCTTTGCCAGTACCAACCTTGTGTTTGGCATTGGCTCCTATACCTACCAGTATGTGACCAGGGATACCTTTGGTATGGCGATGAAAGCCACGTCCGGGGTGATTCACGGCCAGCGCGTGACCATCTCCAAGAACCCGAAGACGGATACTGGATTGAAGAAATCTGCCAAGGGATTGTTATGTGTGGATGCCGCCGCCCCTGGTATTGGGTTTACACTCAGGGAAGAGGTCACCGCTGAACAGGAAGCCACCGAGGGGTCCCTGGATGTTGTGTTTGAGAATGGGGTCCCTGGACGGACCCAGACGTTACAGGAGATTCGAGAGAGGCTGGCCCGCGCATGACCCACACCATCCTGACCCCTGGGGCCAAACAGCGATTGTTGGAGAAGCTGGACGAACTGACGGTGTATGTCCGTATGGACCAGGACCGTGAAACGATTATGTACTGGGCGGCCCAGATCATGCCGGCCTGTGTGAGCGGTGTGAATTATTATGTCCCACCGAAGAAGAACGGGAAGAAGAGGACGAAACATTGAGGAATGGTGTGATTCTACCGATCTGTGACTGTACCGATCTGTGTCCAATGGATACAGGACACCTGGGGTGACTCATGGTTACCGATTTGCTCCTTGATCGACCGAACGGCGCC